AAGGGTCAAGCCAAACAAGCAAAGATAGATTCAATTGTAATTGGTGGTCAAAAGCACACAGTTGTTAAGGCCACCAATGGCGATATTGTTGTTAATCACCCTGGTTCTAAAAAAACAACATTTAAAAAAATTGACTTGACTAAAAAAGCAGATGTAAAAACTGTAGCTGCTGGCGTAGCAGCAGTAAAGAAATGGCATAAAAACCATCCCGCGAAAGGAAAATAAATGGCAAAAGATGATGGTCTATCAACCGTATATCATTTAAACCGCTTGGCAGGAACTATCGTCAACTCAGTGCCACAACTAGACATTAATGGTGCCGCATCTCAATGGGCATTTAACGTCACAGGACAAACCTTTACTCGTGGGATTGATGCTCTTAACGCCATTTATGCTTATCGCAACAGCGGCAAGAATTTTCACTTAGATACTCCTGGTGTGCTTAACGCACTTGCTGGAGTTTACGGCTATGGCGAAGCTGCCGCAGCATCAAGGATCGTGTCCTAATGACTTTATTCTCAGAACTAATTGACGAGACTGCGCTGGCGCTTACTGGTTATACCAGTCGCCAAGATCAAGCAACATTTCTGACAGCCGATTTAAACGCATCAGATTTAACTTTTGTTGTAGCAGATGGAACAGTCCTTACACGCGGCATTGTAGAAATTGATGAAGAGTTGATCTGGGTTGATTCATTTGACCGCACAACCAATACAGCAACAATTCCACCCTATGGTCGTGGCTTTAGAGATACAACACCTGTACTACATGCTGCTGGAACGCGCGTAACAATTACCCCTTCGTTTCCACGAGCTATGATTCGCAAGGACGTTAACGAAGCAATTGATGCTATTTATCCAAGCCTTTTTGGTGTGTATTACACCACATTTCCTTTCATTGCATCACGTACAACATACGTACTTCCACAGGAAGCAATTGATGCTATAGCAGTTTCATGGCAAACCATTGGGCCATCTCTTGAATGGCTACCAGTTCGCCACTATCGTATTGACCGTACTGCTAATCCAATCGTTTGGAACAGCGGCAAGACAATTTCTATCTCAGATGGAATTATTCCTGGTCGTACCGTACAAGTTGTGTACACAAAAAAACCTACACAACTACAAAATGATAATGATGATTTTACAACCACTGGCTTGCCAGACTCAGCCCGTGAAGTAATCATCCTTGGAGCAGCTTATCGCTCAGCTGCATATGTAGATATGGGTCGTATTCCAGCAATCTCTGCTGAGGCAGGCTCTCAAGATCAAAGCAATCCAGTTGGCTCAGCAACAAACATGAGCCGTTATTTTTACCAGATGTACCAACAACGCCTACAGGTGGAAATGGCACGTCAAGCAGAACAATATCCACCTCGTACTCACTACAGTAGATAAGGCAGGCAGATGGCTGTAAATAGATACTATTCCGCTACTGCGCAAGATACTACCGTTGCTAGCGCATTTAATGGATCTGCTACAAATATTGTAGTAAATGGCCTTACTGGCTATCCGTCAAATACACCATTTATAGTAGCTGTTGATTACAATACTTCTTCAGAAGAACTTGTGCAAGTCAATGCCTATACAGGCACAGGTCCATACACATTAAGCGTTACTCGTGGATTTAACAGCACATCACCAACTAATCATGCCATTGGGGCGGTTGTGCGCCACGTAATTTCTGCTCAAGACATGACAGAAGCTCAACAACATATTGCCGCTACCACTGGCATACATGGGGTAGCTGGCAGTTTGGCTAGCAAGGACGATATGACAAGTATTTCATTTATGACAATGGGTGCTTAACCAACAACTAAGGAGAAAATAAATGGCAACAACCTATAAGGTGTTGGGTCAAGCAGTCCCAGCAGCAACAACAGCAGCAGGAGCAGCGTCAAGTTTTACAACTTTGTATACTGTTCCTTCTTTAACAAACACTGTAGTATCTACTATCTCTGTAAGCAATCAGTCAACATCAGCAATCACATACCGCGTAGCGGTGCGTGTGGCTGGAGCAGCTGACACACCTAAGCAGTACATTGCCTATGACGTAGTCCTAGGAAGTAACGCTACGGATACACTTACACTTGGAGTAACCTTGGCAACAACAGACGTTATTTCAATCGCAGCATCAAGTACATCTGTTTCCTTCAACGCTTTCGGAAGTGAGATAGCCTAATATGTCAGTCATTCGTCACCCCAATACAGCGGGTGCTACTCTCACTCAATGGCGTTACACAGCCACTGGTGGAGAGACAAGCCTATCTGGTACAGATGGATTTAGCACTGCGTTGTCCTACACTGTAGGATCTGAGCAAGTCTTTATCAATGGTGTGCTTCTGGAACGTGGCGTAGATTACGTCGCAACTACTGGCACAACCATCACTGGCCTTACAGCCCTTGTCGTTAACGATATTGCTACAGTCATATCTCCTTCATCTTTCAACGTAGCTAACGCTATCCCTAAGTCAACAGTGACCGCCAAGGGCGATCTTCTAGTTGCTTCAGGAGCTTCAACACCTATCAACCTTGCAGTCGGCGCTGACGGTACAACACTCGTGGCAAACTCTTCCTCAAGCACAGGTGTTGCTTGGGCAGGGCCAGCCTTTACCGCAGGTAAGAACAAAATCATTAATGGTGATTTTGGAGTATGGCAAAGAGGAACTTCATTTAATTTAACTGGAACAGACGCATATACTGTTGACAGGTTCCTTGTAAGCGCAGATTCAGCCACAGGTACACCTACTTTGACTCAGCAGACTTTTACGCCTGGAACTGCGCCTGTTGCTGGTTATGAAGGAACATACTTTCCTCGGATTACGCTAAGTTCATCAAACACCGCTTGGTATTTTAGCCAACGAATTGAAGATGTTCGCATATTTGCGGGGCAAACTGTAACCCTTTCTTTTTGGGCTAAATCATCTTCATCTCAAGCAGTTCAATATTACTTTAGGCAAAACTTTGGTACTGGTGGTTCTTCAAATATAAATTTATCAGGCTCTATTGGAACCATTGGCACTTCTTGGCAGCGTTTTACTCAAACAATTACCCTTGGTTCAATGGCAGGAAAAACTATTGGAGCAGGTTCTTATATGTTTGCTCAAATTTTTAATTCAAGTGGTGTTGTTGCTTCATCTACTATTGACATTTGGGGTATGCAACTAGAAGCAGGCTCAGTTGCTACCGCCTTCCAAACTGCCACAGGCACAGTTCAGGGGGAGTTAGCCGCTTGTCAGAGGTATTATGAAAAGTCTTATCCTTTGGCAACTGCTCCAGGAAGTACCTCAAGCCAATCAGGTCTAGTAAATTACATTGCTATTACTTCATCAGCAATTAACAATCGTTGTTGGGTGCCATTCATAGTATCTAAGCGAACATCTAGCCCAACAATTACAATTTGGTCATACCATACTGGCGCATCAGGATACGCTTACAATGAAGGCACTGGTAGCGATTATTCTATTGGTATTCAATTTCAAGCCGAAAGAGGATTTAACTTATATCCAACTAGCGGTTCATTTTCAGCAGGTCAAGTCTGCAACTTCTACTACACCGCAGATTCGGAGTTGTAATGAAATACGAACAATTTACTAATGTAAGCAATGAGCAATACATTATTCGCACAGACGATGCTGGGGTAGTTTCTTTTATTCCAACCGACCCTGCAAATGCTGACTACCAAGCATACTTAGCAACACTCGTATCCAACTCTTCTACACCACAGGCAGGTAACTAATGAGTCGCGCACAATTAACAAGCACAGACCAGCAGAATAGTGGTGGGCCAGTTTCACCATTTGTCGCTGGCAAGAACAAAATTATCAATGGTGACTTTGGTGTATGGCAAAGAGGAACTTCATTTAGCAATCCTGCTGCTGGAACATACACTGCTGATAGATTTGTTGTTTGGCACGATGGTTCTGGAGCAACACGGACAATTAGCCAACAAGCCTTTACCCCAGGAACTGCACCAGTAACAGGGTATGAAGGTTCTTATTTCTTTCGTTACGATGTTTCTGCTGTAGGAACTGGAAACACATATCAAAACATTGAGTATCCAATTGAAAATGTTCGTACACTAGCAGGACAAACTGCAACCATTTCATTTTGGGCTAAAGCAGCATCAAGCCGAAATTTGTCTTTTATTTTTGCACAACAGTTTGGTTCTGGTGGTTCTTCTGATGTAACATTTGGTTCAACGACTGTTGCTCTTACAACTTCTTGGCAACGATTTACAACTACTGTTTCAGTACCTTCAATTGCAGGTAAAACAATCGGTGGAAATACCAATCAATTGCATATCTATTTTCAATTAGGTGCTTTGTCTGGCATAACCACAATTGACCTTTGGGGCGTACAGGTTGAGGCTGGCTCAGTAGCCACCCCATTTACCACCGCTTCAGGTACACTCCAAGGAGAGTTAGCCTTGTGCCAGCGGTATTACTGGCGTATGGGTGGAGATAGTCCTTATCAATTTTTTGCATCAGGAATTTTTACTACAACTACAAATTTACGGGCTTTGTTCACCAATCCCGTTCCTATGCGTAGCGCCCCATCGTCAATAGATTTTTCAACTTATACAAATTATTGGACAAGCGATGGCAATTATAACTACACACCAACAGGTGCATTTACAATAGATAGAGCAAGTTCTTATGTCACCGATGTAAATATCCCAACAAGTGGTGCTACAACGCCTAGGGCTGGACAACTATTTGCTCAAAATTCAACCTCAGCCTACATAGGCTTTAGTGCGGAGTTATAAAAATGAATAATGTAACCTTTCAAGATTCTGTTGGTATAGATGGCGAAATTCAAACTTTTGCCATTATTGACAATGGAAATGGCTCATTTACTTCAATGCTCAAATCAGTTTATGACGAGCAACAAGCGGCACAGGCACCACAGGGCTAACTTGACTGAGAGTTAGTGGTATGCTTGTCCTATGGAACTTACCCCGATGGACGAGATATACCGCCAGCTCAAGAATCGCTATGACTCATCGGGCTTTAGCCCGTATGTTATTAGGACTGACTGGCAGATCATACGCCGTATAGGTGTACACCCTGCCTTGGCTAAGCGAGAAGATCTAGAGAAGGTTGTGCTGGCTGCTACCAAGCAGTCAACCAAAGCTAACTATGTCTCTCGCTTACGGTCCATCTACAAGCACCTGAACAAGCTAGGGCTTGTCAATGACAATAACCCAGCCCTTGATTTACCAGACGTAAAGGCTGGCAGAGGCGTACCTAAGCCCGTAACTAAGGCTGAGTATGCAAAGCTATTAGCCGATGCAGATCAACCCTTTAGAGACTGGTTTATCCTAGGTGGTATGGCTGGCTTGCGTTGTATGGAAGCAGCCAAGATTAAAGGCTCAGACCTTATTGAGACGGACGAAGGTCCAATGCTCAGCGTCATAGGCAAAGGCAATACCGACCTTGTTATACCCATCAGCCCTGTAGTGGCTGAGATGATTAAGTCTCACAACACGCTAGATAGATTATGGCGTATTGACTCAAACAAGTTTTCTGCCAAAGCAGCCAATGAGATGCGTCGCATCCTTGGTCCAGAGGCAAAGCATTTTCACAGCCTTAGACATTACTTCGCCACCACAATGCTTGAAAAAAGCGGTGGTGATTTGATTGCTGTTAAAGAACTAATGCGCCATTCAAGTGTCGCAACTACGCAGGTATATACACAGTTGGCTCACGGACGTACAAGAACGTTGGTGAACCTTTTAGAATAAGGAGATAGAGTGGCAACAGTAGATGGCTTTAGCCATATTGCGGAACGTCCTACAACTCTTATAGGCGCACCACTACTATCTGGAAGTACATATGTAAATACTTCTAATACCTATGATTGTGCTATTGCTGGACTGCCATTTTTCTTTGGCGTTAATGACAAATACCCATATAAGCGTGAGACTGCGCAGTATCGTAAACAACAGATTGACCAACAAAAGGAACCAGGTGAGCAGACGCTCACAGGCTGGTGGCTACGTTCACAATCTAGCTTTCACTACGGTTCTGGTATTCGCTACGAAGAGCCAGTTGAGGGCGAGACTGTTAACCTTCGCTTCAACAAGTCTGCTGGTATTGATCCATTCAACATTGGTCGCGTAGATCTTCTACCAGATGTAGATCAACTTTATACAAGTAGCGGCACAAACATTATGTTTGAAGGCGGCAACGACGGATCAAATGATTTTGCTATTGTGGCTGATGGTTCAGATGTTAAAAAGATTATACAAGGTTCGGCACCAACCACTGTTACATGGGGTGGCTCTGGAGCGATCCTAGATATTACCCATGATGGAACGTATTATTATGTAGCTAATGCCACTGGTATTTATAAAGGTCCTTTGGATTTATCTGTCAGCGGCACATCAGTCTTTACCCACCCTACTTCATACACTGGCACTGTTACTAAAGTCAAAATGAACTGGGTTAAACAACGTCTTATTGCTGCCGTTAATAACTACCTTTTTGAAATTACCCCTATTACCAGCTTTACTGTTACTCAA